AGGGAAATGATTACGGCATATATGGAAAATAGGGGAGAGGAAGAAGAGGATCCTTTTTCTGCAATGGCGCGTATGATTGTAGAAACAGATTAACTGATTGTAAAGCAAAAAATAAAAAAGATGTGGGAATTGAATTGGCGGAAAAATATATTGAAGGTGTAATTGAAGGTTCAATTACTTGCGGAAATACAGTAAAACAAGCGGTTCAGCGACATTTGAATGATATTATTAAATCAGAATCAAAGGATTTTGATTACTATTTTGACATAAAAAGAGCAGCGTTGGCGTGTAAAGCGATTCGGTTAATGCCGCACACTTCGGGTTCGGTTGCAGGTTTACCTTTCCAATTAGAACCTTGGCAGGCGTTCATTATTTGGTCATTGTACGGATGGCGAAAGAAGGAAGAACGAACAACAAGATTCCGAAAGGCTTATATTAAAATCGCTCGGAAAAACGGAAAGACAGAATTCTTGGCGGCGATTGCTAACTTGGATTTGATGTTTTTTCCTGTTGACGGCGGTGAAATGTATTGGGCCGCAACGAAAAAAGAGCAGGCGAAAATCGGTTGGAAGCGACAAAAGAAGATGATTGATACTTTAATTAATCGCAGCAAGGCGGTGAAAAAGAAGTTTTCAACCAACATCAATCGGATTGTTGCCAAAAAGTCTTCGATGATTAGCGGCTCGATTGGGAAAAACTCGGCAACGGAAGATGGTCACTTGGTTTATCGGGGTTTTATTGATGAATATCATGCACACCCGGATTCCTCCATGGTTGACATTTTGGAAACGGGAATGGGTGCTTTTGATTCTCCGCTTCTTGCAATTATTACAACGGCAGGTTATAATATGGCAGGCGTTTGTAAGCATTTAGAGGATAATTATAAAGATATTCTCAAAGGTCAAAAATCAAATGATAATGTATTTATCATGATTTTTGATTTAGATGAAAACGATGATTGGGAAGATTCTCGAAATTGGGGGAAGGCGAATCCTTCTTTGGGCGGTGCTTTGAAAGCGGATTACATGCGAGTTCAGTTTGCAAACGTAAACACGGAAGGTGCTGCCGCAATGCTATCTTTTAAGGTTAAGAATTTAAACATTTGGACAAATTCGGAAACACAATGGATAGGCATTGAGAAGTGGAAAAAGTCGGCTGATATAATGTCACACGTCACGAAAGAATCACTTTTAGGTTTGGATTGTTACGGCGGTTTGGATTTGGCAAGTGTATCGGATTTAAGTGCGTTCTATCTTTATTTTCCGCTTCCGAATGGCGAATCAGCTTCTTTGTGTTGGTTTTGGATTCCCGAAAATGCGGCTTATGAAAGAACCAAAAAGGATAATGTCAAGTATTTGGAATGGGTTGAGCAGGGTTTGATAAAGACAACGGAAGGGAACGCAACGGATTATGCAATTATTTGGAATGATATTAAAAAGTTATGTCAAATATATAATGTGAAAGCTATAAATGCGGATCCTTGGAATATTCGCAGCATTGAAACGATGGTGGAAGATGAGGGATTTGATAGATTCTTTACGATAAGCCAAACAATGGGTTCTTTATCCGGGCCAACAAAAGCACTTGAAAGGGAAATTATCAATTATCGGCATCAGCATTTTAATAATGAAGTGTTGACTTGGAACTTTCAAAACGTGACTTTAATTATTGATGATAATGAAAATTGTAAACCGTCAAAATCGAAAAGTAAGGAAAAGATTGATGGAGCGGTTGCAGGTGTAATGGCGAAAGCTGCACACTTATCTGTTAAAGATGACCCTTCGCTTCCCGAAAATTGGGGGTTAACATTTGTATAAAATATATATATATATATGAGTTGGTTGAGTAGAATTTTAGGCGTTGGTGAAAGTCGGAGCAGCTTAGAGAATCCAAATACTAATCTGGTTCAATGGCTTAATTCGGGTAATTCTAACAAAAGCGGTGCTTCCGTTACGTCAGATTCAACTGATTCGATTTCAGCAGCTTGGAGAGCGACCTCCTTAATTTCGGGAACAACTGCGAGTTTACCAATTGGCGTTTATCGTCATTTGGATTCGGGGCGTTCTTTTGTGAAAGATGATCCAATTACTTTTTTATTAAATAACCCTTCGCCACTATATTCAAAATTTGTTTTTTGGGAACGGTTAGTTTTGAATTTGTGTAAGCAAGGTAACGGAATTGCATTCATCAAACGGGATGAAATGTCGAATCCGATTGGCCTGGAATTACCAACTACACCTGTCAAACCAATCATTTTTCAAAATACGTTGATGTATAAAGTGGACGGGATTGAGTTGCCTTTGTTTGCTGATGATGTGATTCATGTGGTTGGATTTGGTGATAATCCGATATGGGGGAAAAATGTGATTCAGGTTCATGCGGAAAATCTTGGGATTTCTTTGGCTTCCAACGATTTCGCTGCAACTTATTTCGGAAATGGTGGACAGATTTCGGGTGTATTACAATCTGATTTAAAATTAAATCAAGAGCAAAAGAACGCTATTGCAACTGATTGGAAACGGAAGTATGGCGGAGATAATCGTAATTCAACGGCAGTTTTAGACTTAGGCTTTAAGTATGTGCCGATTGGTTCACGTCCGCAGGAATCTCAACTAATCGAAGCAAGAAAGTTTCAAGTGGAAGAAGTTGCGAGAATTTGGGGAATCCCTTTACATTTGCTTTTTTCATTAGACCGTGCAACGTTTAACAATATTGAAGTAATGAATGCGGTTTGGGTTCAGCATACTTTGACGCTGTATTTAGAGCGGATTGAAAGTGAATTGAAACGAAAATTAATAAGCAAAGCAGATTCAGCTGATAAAGATATTATGTTTGATTTAGACGGGTTGAAACGGGGCGACATGAGCGCTCGGGCAGCTTTTTACAATCAACTTTTCCAAATATCTTCTATTTCTCCAAACGAGATTCGGAGGGCGGAAGGTCTGCCGACTTATAAAGGCGGTGACGTTTATTATCGTCCTTTAAATATGGAAGGTGTTGGTGAAAATAAAAACAAGAAAGATGAAGAATAATAATCTTGAAAAGCGAGTGATTGAAATCCGTATGGCGGAAGGGGAGGAAAGTAGAATGGTGACAGGTTACGCTGCTGTTTTTAATTCTGATTCGCAAGATTTGGGCGGATTCACAGAACGCATTGCAGTCGGTGCTTTTGCTGATGCTTTGCTGGTTTCTGATGTTCGGGCGTTATTCAACCATGATGCAAATCACATTTTGGCGAGGTCAACTTCTGGAACGTTGCGGCTTTTGGAAGATGAGAAGGGTTTGAAATATGAATTTGATTCGCCAAACACTTCGGCAGGGAACGACCTTTTGGAAATGATTAAACGGGGTGATGTCAGTCAATCAAGTTTTGGTTTTACGGTAGAACGGGACACTTGGGAGAAACGAGACGGTAAAACATATCGAACGATTAATAAGGTAAAACGCCTTTTTGATGTGTCGCCCGTTACGTATCCTGCTTATCCTGACGCAAGTGTGGCGGTAAGAAGTTTGGAGCAGTTAACGCAAACGGACGAAAAAGCAAAAGCGGAAGAAGTAAGTAATAAAGACAATGAATTAATGTTAGAGGCGGCTTTGATTTTAGCATTATAACGCCTATTTTTTTATAATATAGTCAACTAAAAACAATGAATTCAATTCAAGAGTTACGCACGAAAAAGGCGAAATTGTATCATCAGGCGAAAGATGTGAAAGAAGCTGCTTCGAAAGAAAATCGTTCTTTGACGGCTGATGAGATTGGTAAAGTAGAAGCGATTATTGCAGACATGAGTTTGACGCAACGCCAAATCGGTGCAGAAGAATCTTTGCAATCGCAAGCGGCGGAATACGAAGCTCGTCAAGAAAATATTGATTCAAATCCTGAATCAAAAATCGTTTCAAATGCTTTTAATAATTTTTTCCGTTTTGGAGAAAATAAGATTTCAAAGCAGGATTTAAATATTTTGAATCGAAGCTATGACAGACGTGGAACAACTACTCAAAAGACTGCACCAGCAGGAAGTGGTGGTTATTTAGTTCCTGAAGAATGGTTAGGTGAAGTGAATATTGCAAAGCAAATGATTGGCGAGGTTGAAAACATCGCACGTACAATCAACACTGCGAGAGGTGGCGTTTTACCTTTTCCAAAAATTAACGACACAGGAAACGATGCTGAATTGCAAACCGAAGGAGCAGCGATTACGGTTGTTGATATGAGTTTTGGCACTACTGATTTCAACGCTTATACTTATGGAACTTTGGTAAAGGTTTCAGAGCAGTTGTTGAATGATGAGGACACCAATTTGGCGACTTACTTAGACATTTTATTGAAAGACCGTATTGCTCGTAAGACGAACGGAGATTTGACGAATGGTGACGGTTCTTCAAAACCAAACGGCATTATCACTGCCGCAACAGTTGGAAAAACGGCGGCGGCAACAAACGCAATCACAGACGAGGAATTGATGGATTTATACCATTCGGTTGACCCTGCTTATCGCAAAAGCGACAAAGTTCGGTACATGATGAACGATGCAATTCAATCAGTTTTGATGAAAACACAATTGATTGCTTCTGAAAACTTTTCACCAATCCGCATTGCGGATGATGGAACAATGTTCATCATGGGTAAGAAAGTGGAAATCAATCAGGACATGGATGGAACGTTGGCAGCAGGTGACAAACCAATTCTTTTTGGTGATTTCAATGAGTATTTAATTCGTAATGTAAACGGTGTTTTCATTAAGCGGTTAGATCAACGTTATGGAGAAGAATTGGCGGTTGGGTTTATGGTTTATCGTCGTTTGGATGGTGATATGTATTCCGCAGGGGTACCTTTGAAAGTGTTGCAAATGGCTGCTTCTTAATTAAAAATGCTTTTTGATATTAAATAATATTTGAAATGGCAACGGTTTTAAATCGTTGCTATTTTCAAAAATAAAATGTAAAATAAAATGGTATTTGTTAAGGCTTTAAAAAACTTTGGAACTGCCGATGGGAATTATAAAAAGGGTTCTAATTACTACGTCACTTCTGAAAATGCTAAAGAGTGGATTCGTATTGGCTACTGTGCAAAAGTATCTGAAAAAAAAGAAACGGCAACTTCAAAAGAATCTGCAAACCGAACAACACGTAAAAAATGACAATAGCACAATCATATATTATTTATACTGAACCTGCATCAGAACCCGTGACACTTGATGAAGCAAAACTTCATCTAAAAATGGATGGGATTTCTGCTGATGATACTTTGATAACTGCATTGATTATTGCAGCACGTCAGTTGGCGGAGGAATATTGTGGGATTAAGTTTATTAATACCGTGATTGAGGAGGTCTATGATAGGTTTCCGATAGGAACGAATGAAATAATGTATTTGTCGTGCGGTCGTGTTACGGCGGTGGATTCGGTCAAATATTACGATTCAAACGATGATTTACAGACGTTTAATAGTGCGAATTATATCGTTGATACTTATCGAAAATCCGCAAGAATTGGTTTGGCAAGTTCGGCAAGTTTCCCGATTTACGATTCCGATAGAATTAATGGGGTAGTGGTGAGATATACGGTAGGATTTGGTGCTTCGGCTTCAAGTGTTCCCGAAATTATCAAAAGTGCAATGAAGTTGACGATTGGACATTTGTATTTGAATCGAGAAGATACGGTTAAGAAAATGACGACAATGGTTGAGTATATGTTAAATCCTTATAGAATTGACTTAGTATGAAAATCCTTATCAAACATAGTTGCGAATGTTCCGACAAACATTTTCAAATGCTTAAACAGTTATTTGAAAAATTCGGGTTTTGGGTGTTGGATAAGAATATTCAATGTATGAGCTCGGAAATCACAGCGGAAGATAAGGCTTTGGTGGATTATGTGGTGGAGTTTAAGTATATGGCTTACATTCATAAGTACTTTATCAATGATTTGAAACTGTTTATCTGGAGCAGAATAGAAAACATTTTGACGGAACGTGTTTTGTATTTTAATGAAAACAGCGGAATTGTTGATTGTGAGGAAATGGTGGTGACGGCTTATAAATCAGATTGGGAGTTCGTTGATGTGTTTTCAAATGTTGATAATCTAATTTGTATTGAGGGAGCTGTGGTTGCGGTTGAGGTAACTGATATTGAATTTGTTCAAAAACAGGGCGTTTTTCTGACGGAAGGATTCTCAAAACAAATGTTGGAAGATGGGAATTGGAAAGTTTAGGGAACGGATTATTATCCAAACGGCAACGAATGCAACGAATGCCAACACGGGCGAGATTGAAACTGCTTGGGCGGATAGTGTCACGGTTTGGGCGGATAAGGAAGTGTTGAGCGGTTCGGAAAAGGAAAGTAAAGATGTAGTGACAGCGATTGATAAAACTAATTTTTTAGTTCGATTCGGTCACGATGTAGATAATTCAACCAACTTTCGTATTAAATATAATTCAAAGTATTACGATATTGAATCGGTTGAGGAAGTAGAATTTAAAACGATTTCAAGGCTGCGATGTGTGCAGCGTTCAAATATAACAAGTTAAATTATGACGTTATCAACTCAAGAACAAATTGATGTAATTGTCAAAAAGTTTGAAACTTTAAAATTCGTTTTTGGGGAT